GGTAGATAAAATGGCTGAGCGAATTCCTGGAATCAGGCGGTCGTTCCTAAATAGCCGTGGGTCTAAACCAGCTGCTGGCTCGCTGAAATAGGACGTCTCACCAGGTTGTGACTCTACGGGAGTTGCTTTGTTGGCCAACACCTCGTAGTAATCCACTACATCTCCTCTGGCTCGTTCTTTCTTTCGCGGTAACTAATATCATACCGCTTTGTTTTTTCAGAAACGTCTGAAGCTGTTGGCGTCATGTATCCACACAACTCGTGTGAAGTTGTAAATTTATGTGCAAACATCAAAACAGTATTCTCTGCTTCGACATCCATTTGAAATGATGCTCCACAATTGCATGTCATCTCGACGAACATTTTTGCCCCCTGTATCTACTGGAGAAGGCCCTTCTCCAACAATGATTGTCTCACAGCGTTGGCAACTTTGGAAGTATCATCTGGGGGTGATTGTGTCATTACAGATGCGACAATTCGGGCAATATCCTTCAATTGGACAGCTTCGGCTAGTTCTCGGCTGGCTCGTTTGACATCTAACTCTGACGCTGGGCGGGCAACCTCTAGTTCAGCTTTAAGGTCAGTGATAGCTGTATAGGTACCGTCTTGCGACTTAATAACAATAAAAGCTGTTTCTGCTTGAATCATTTAAACAAGCCCTTGGAGTCAAACGATTTCTTTTGATAATGCATTTTGGCTGGACAGAAATCGCACAAAAAAACTTTGGCGGCGGTAGAGGCACCAAGCCCCTCTTTGCGTCGGTCTTTCTCTGTTCCAGGTTTTAACTCTTTGCTGCTGATTTTGTAATCCGAACACCCGTTCGATGGGCGTAAATGCAAACTGAAACACTTCATAGCGTCTTCTTGGAAGGTTGATTTGGTCTCGTAGAAATTAGTACCAAATACGTCAAGTCCTGTTGAACCTTCTTGAATCTGTTTCATAATGGATTCTTTGACATCTTTGCGAGCCCAGTACTTAACTGGAAATTTAAATAGCAAACCTATGTGTGGCTCTGGTTTTTGATGGCGCTCCACTGTAATGTTAAGTAGGACGTCGTCTTCTGGTCGACCTTCGTGGTCTGGTAGCTCTTCGGCTGACTTACAGGTACGACAAACAAGCAATCGAATCTGTGGTTCTTTTAACTCTTTATGAGCTATGTCTTTAATATCTGCCAATTTGTGCTCCTATTAGTGCTACGGGGTGGTGCAGTCTAGCAGTTATCCTCTTGGACGAGCTCCTACTGATGCAGGTGTTTCAACATTACATTTGCCGCCTTCACAGGAGCCAGTGTTGCTGTCGGTTGTTCGGGTGCAGCCACCTGTTGAACAAGGGCCAGAAATACCATTCGTACGTTTACCACCGCTCAAAGCGTGGAAAGCTGCACGGTGAGCTTCCTTTTCTGCTGGCTTAGTAGATGAAACAAATTTGTGTGTCAAGTCAGCCATTTTGCGGTATTTTTCGCGCAGTAGTGGGCTTGTTGATTTTGCCATTGGGTCATCGAGATGTGCGTTAGCAGCTTTTTGTTCTGGTGAGCCAGCAGTAAAAATTGGATTGTTCTTACCGTGTGGCAGTTCTGCTGAACGACTTGCTTCTGCTCCCGCTGATTGATGGCTTTCTAACTGTGAATCGCTAGGGCGAATGGTCTGTGTGCCTTTACCTAAGCTGTTAGATACATACTTTGGTGCACCATGGGTGCGTACATTTGTTGTAAACCCGTCACGCTTGTTTTGCTTATGTTGAGGAGTGTTTTCGCTATCGGCTGGTGCGCTAAGTCCAATTAGTTTTGCTTCGCTTTTTCCAGCGATAGCTCTGGCTTCTTTACTACCAGGGCGGGCAACTGTGACCCTTTTTGAAGGTTTTGGTTTTTCAGCCTTTTCACGCGGGAACGAAATTGGTGGGGTTGGTTTCTTAGCCATTAGCTGCACTTCCTAGTCGTCGAATCTTGCCTGTAGTACCTGTTGAGTTTTTGATAATTCCTGACGTATCAGCTTCCTTGGTTGTCCAAGTACCGCCAGCGCCAATTTGGTCAACGCGACCGCTTATGTAATCTTGCACAAATTTGTCACGGTTTTTTCCACCGTTAAACTTTTTTGCACGAGGACCAGCGGCACCTTCAACTTTTATTTTTGGTACGCGCTTAGGGTCGTTGGCACGGTCTTTAACAGCCATGGTTATGCGCCTGGGTTAACCTTTGCTGGCTCTTCACTGTTAATGAAGCCATAGTTCATATATGGGTGCAGGCCTTGACGGTTTTGTACAACCTTCTGGTCACCCATTCCTGGTGCAACTGTTGTATTTGGGCGACGCTTACGGTACTTACCGTCAGTTGCGCCTTCCAACAATGATGCATTCTCTGAGCGTGCTTTGCGTACTGTCATGCCATTCGGCCTTTCACTCGTTTCTGTGCACTACGTCTAGTGCAAGATGGACATAAATCTTTTAGTAATGCTTGGACTGGGGTCATTGAGTAACCACAATTCTTGCAAGACTTAGAACCGTTGTACATGGTTCGTTTTAATTCTTGTTGTGTGGAGTAGCGCACGTCAGTGGCTCCTGCCATACCTTCTCCTGTGGAGTCTGTCATCAGGCGCGGGTCGTCAATCGCCATTAGATTGAACCTCCTAGAGTGTTACGGCTAGTGGATTCCTGGGTGTTAGGAGTCTGGCTATAGTCAGACTCATTACGCTGCGGTACCCGTCCTGATACCTCAATGATGTCATTAATTCCGTACTCTGTGGTGACATACCCATAACGAGCTGGGAAAAGTTCAATTTGTGGAAGTGGTGGTCGCACGTATTCTTGTATTTCCGCATCTAACATAGTCTGGGAAGCGAGTGCTTGAGATAAAAGGCGTTCTTGATTGCTTGCAAAAGGTCCAAGATATTCTTGCGGCGGGTATGCGGCTTCAAGTGGTGCTACCCAAGGTTTACGATTATAAACACCGTCTGGCATGTTTGGCATTTATTACCAATCCAAAGGTTTAGGAGTTGTTCCGTCGCGCAACTTATCTGAAATTCCTTGTGCCATTCCTTTTGCACGGTCTGCAATAACTGGTGCTTGACGTTTTGCTACGTCCATAGCCATAGGGGCATTATTAAATCCCCAGTCAACAGCTTTATCTACGGCTCCACCAACTTGTGGAACTCCCGCACCGTGAATTGATGCTTTAGTAACTGCTCGTGCATCACCACCAGCTTTTGCTGCTTTGACACCTGCAATAGCGCCTTTAGCTGCCATACCTAATGCTTTACCTAACATATTTATCTCGCGTTCGGTCTCATGCGTGCCCACTGGTCTGCACGTCGTTTGTCAATTTCACCTGGTGCAGAACCCTTTGCTGCTGGTCCTGCTTTTCCATCATTTACTAAGTGTGGTGCGGGCACTAAATCGGGATTGATAGCATTACGTTTGCTTTGCCATACGTTTCCTACTTGTGCACTACGCATCTGACGTTTAATACCTCGGTCAGGTCGTAAGTTATCTGGATAGTAATAATCTGATTGGTCAATGCGCTCGCCGCGGTGAACTCCACGTTGATAACTACGCTGTGTTACGCGTGTTTGTACGCCCTGTAAAAGTCTTTCGGAACCACTATTAGCACGGCCGCGGTCGTCGCGTCGTGAGCGGATTGTTCCTAGATAGCCGTCTGGGTATTCTGCGGAAGGTTCTCTGCCTACACCTAAGCGAAGGAAGTCAAGTTCTGAACGAGCAACTGGGACTCCGCCACCACCGTAAGTAGTGTTAGTTCCGTATAAACCACCAGCACCTAGCGACTGAACATTTTGATGTGCGCTAGGCATTTTTTATCGGGCTGTGTCGCCAGCCATACCGTCCTGAAAATTAGGACGAGTGCGGTTTATTGAAGGGGCAATGATGCGTCCGTTGCTCTGTGTTGCACCAGCTTCTGGGGATGTGCCACCTGACAACTTAACACTGATACCGTAGCGTGCTCCTGAAGTTAACTTACCGCCGTGCTTGCGGTTACCTGTGGTACCGCCTGCTCCGCCTGATGCGGTGTTGCCTTTTTTCATAAGCTTGCCTTTTTCAGGCTTTGGTGCTTTCACATTTGTAGCAATGTCTGGAGCATGTTCCGTTGCTAGTGTGTTTGGATTCTTTGTTGAATCTTTTTTCATTTGGTTTCCTTTGGCCTAAGGTTTAATACAGAATAGGGTTTTTTACAGCAAAATACAGTCTTAACGTACTTCTATGGCAAATACAACGGCACTAATTTGACCATCATGGCTCTCAATGCTTGCAAATCCAGGGATGCAGATTAAGTCCATTCCTCGTGGCGCGGTGTATCCACGGGCTATGGCAATTGCTTTAACAGCTTGGTTTACAGCTCCTGCGCCTACTGCGCGAATCTTGGCTGTTTTAGTGTCATAAATACTATGAGCGATAGCTGATGCTACTGATTGAGGATTTGAGCTAGCCGAGACGCGTAAAAACTGTTCGGAATTATCTGTGGTGTCCGATGTCATTGTGTTCCTTTTTGTAGTCCTAGTGTTTGGACTATTAGTATGACAACAACGGTTTTTTATGTCTGGTTAAAAGGGTTTATCTAACGGGGTTGGGGCTTTAGCAAAACTGCCACAAAGGGCGCACTCCATATCTAGAAAGTATGAAGCCAGCTCATAATCTTCAAAACTGGCCTTTAAAGTCCACAAAAAAGAACCACAACAGCACTCGTGGCGAACCTCTTCTGCGTGGTCAAGGTTGCCCGAGTAATCTGGTTTTAGTTGTCGTATTGGTTTTGCCACGCTGTATACATATCGGCTATTACTCGATATGCGACCTCCATGTAAATTGAAGCTGTTGTAGCCAAATCTTCGGGATGCATTAGCTGACCGTTTCGTCCCCAATTACTAATCATGTACTCTTTTAAACCTGGTGTTAGCGCGTCAATAAACTCATCAGGCGTCATATATCCGCGTTGACGTAATTCGTTATCGGTTGTTGCTTTTGAACCGCCAAATGCCATCATTTAATCCTCCAGTATTTTGATGTGTGAAAAACAGATATCGTCGCCTTCATCCATTGCTGCGTATTCTTCATCTGTTATGGGGCCGCCATCATGGGTACAACAGAAAGGTTCTGTTACCCAACCTCGGTCTATACCGTTGTTAAGCCAAATAAAAAATTCGTTTTTATCTGGGTCTAAAATCATTCGTCATCTTCTAACGGTTCTTTTTCTTCCCATGGCTCAATAGTAACTGTGCCATCACCGCAATCGCAAACCCCGTCGCAGCCTTTATCTTCGCAGAAATTGTCTTCTTCCATGAACCCTGTCCCAATCTCGTCACACAAGTAGAATGTGTAATCGTCTATAGTTTCTAATGCATCGCGAAACTTATCAGGAAAATCGTCTTGTTGTAAGATAAATGTGATTAATCCACGGACGTGTCGCGCATAATACTTATTTTGGTCTTTAATAGACATCCCAGAAAAATTAACCGAATCAGGCTTGGGAAGCTTCATTATTTTTCCCTAAATTTAGGGTCCGAAAGCTTGTCGTAAATTTCTTTTTCGTATTCGGTTGAGTGCTTGCCCGATACCAGTCTTGCTAAAGCGTAGGAATCTGCAGCGTTATCGTCAGTAAACTCAGCGCCCCACTTCTTATACACGTACAAAAGCATCTGACTTTTAGAAATCCCATTTCCTTTACCAGTTACGTACTTTTTAAGGCTAGTTGGGGGGACGATAAGTGGGTAAATGCCAAAATCTAACAATGTTAACTTGACCATGCCACCAAGCTCTCCAAGCATGTTAGCCATCTGGGAACCGAAAGCATATCCCTCCATGGCAACATCTGTAATCTTGTCAAACTCATGTAACCAGTTCATCACGTGCGATTGAATATCGCGCAATCGTTCAATCCCGCGTTTATCAGATTTATATACTTCAGTATAATAATTTTCATCGTTTACATAAGCTGTTATAGCAAAACCACTGTATGACTGGTCAATCCCAAGAAATACTGGGTGTTCGTCCACAACGCCTTTATAAAAAACTTTCATGTCATCATGCGCTGTTTAGAATTAAAACTTCCTGAAGTTCTACGGGTAATTTCACGGCTAACAACCTTGGTGCTTTCGGATACGCCAGCTTGCATACTTTTAAGAATCTCATGATAATTATGGCGGACTTGATAATCTGAATCCATTAGTTCAAGGCCAGTATCCAAGACCATTTTTGCTTTTGTCTTGGCTACTGTTTCACCTTTGGGGGCTTCAACCAAAATTTTTGCCTGGGCCTTTTCTAATGACTTCAAAGATGTCTCTTCGTCAACGCGAGCGCAAGACAGCTGTAGCAGCATAAAATTGTTGTACTCTACAAAAGACTGAAATAAAGACATCAAATCTTGGTCGGAAACCTCAGTTAAATCTTGAGGTAGACGAGGTACTGAGTCGTTAAATGAGGTTGATGGGCCATAACCCTGCTGCACTAAGTCGTGAACAACTGCTGTGCTGCCAGGTCCTGTCTTTAATGTAATCATACGTAATCCTTACATGATGAGCATAGAGCTGAGCCTTGTACGTTACATGCTGGAGGAGTTTTTGCCTTTACGCAGTCAGCAATTACCTGACAAGCATCAAAAATTTCCGTAATGCCAAAATCTGATTTAGGAATAACAAACTCTTTGTATTCTTGTGTTGCTTTTGACTCATACAAAAATAAAATTTGTTGGGGGAGTGGATGTTCGCGTGCATCTGGGTTGTCAATTAGTTCAAGCAACTTTAAATAAATTTGTGCTTGGTAAATGTGGCTAGTAAAAGGGGTTTCTAAAGCTTTCCAAGCTTTTTTAATATCATTATCGTTGTCGTAAAGCATTTCTGGTGCTTCCCAACGGAAGGTTCCTTCACCAATTGATTTAATTTCAAGCAACATGCCCTCACCGCAGCCAACAATCCAACCGTCAGCGTGACCTCCAAAATGTAAAGGTGCGTAAGACAATGGAACTTCTGCGTAGTTTTCCATTAGTCCGTGACCATTAGGGCACTCTGGATAAGGCATACCCCACTCGCGGGCTGTGCAACCCTTAACCCAACACTTCCAAGTACCGTAAAGAATCCCCATTTCAGCAAAAAGCTTTTGCCATTTAGCGTGAATGTAGTGGCCCTCATCAAACACCATTTGCGTCTGTAATCCGATGCGTGTTTTACGTGGTGGTGGGGCGTAACCTAAAATTTGAAAATAAGATGCACGGTGGCACCATGTAGCAACTTTTGACATCTCTGATGGATGTAGAACATCTGTTCTACGTGATGTATCAAGTGGTCGACTAAGAATATGTCGCTCAGCTTTACCTAATACTCGAGTATCTGCTTTACCTGCTTCTAAGAACTTCTTCATAGTGCTAGATGGTTTGACTGACATGATTCCCCTTTAGTTGTTTGATATCCATTCCTTAACAGACATCTTATTACGAGTTGCCTTACGTTGTAAAGCGTTGCGCTCTCTGTGGCTTAATCCACCCCAGATACCGTGCTGTTCATCCATTTTGAGCGCGTAGAGCAAACACTCTTTGCGCACTGGACACTCAGGTTTACCATCCTTACCTAGACAGATAGCCTTTGCTTTATCAGCAATGTCTTTATATTTTGCTTTATCTCTGGGTGGAAACCAAAGTTCTGTGTCTAACCCTCGACACTTAGCATGATTTTCCCAACGGTCTAACTCGTCGCCTTTGTACAATTAAGATGCTCCTGGAGTTTATGGTAGAACTCCAAGAAATCGTCTTCAGTAAGCATCACGTAGTTTTCACCGTTGAGATGGAATCCGAGGACGGGTGTGCGATGGTCCAGAATTGCTTCTGTAACTATCTTCTCAAGTTCTACCGCTTTGACGGTAAATTGAGTTTTGCCAGTCCACTTATGTTCAATAAGAACATCAGCGGCTCTAACATCACCCTTCCGACTCCAGAAAGCGCCACTCCCAGCGTTTCGTTTCCCACCGATTTCTTTAGCGAGTCGTACCTCGTGCTTCTTTGACTCTTTTTGTCCCTTACTCTTCATCAGAAGGCTCAGCAACATATTTTGAGTTCAACAGAACGCTGTTTAGAACGTCCTTCTCCAGTGTCTCTTTGAGGTCAATTTCTTCCCTCAATGAAGCAAGCATAGCATCCTGCCCCATCCATTGACGTTCGGCATACCGATAGTACGCGCCCGCACGGACAATGACTTTATTGATAATACCTAGTGCCAAAATCTCTTTTGCTGAATCAAAATCCCCAGCATCAAATCTCTCGGTGTTTGAAAAATAAAAATCCAACAAAGCTACCTGCTGTGGTGCTGTTGTCTTGTTCTTTAACACCCTAACCTTGATGGTTTGCCCAACCTTTGGGGCATCAGAACCTGTGCCTTGTTTAATCCAATCATCGCGCTTAATCTCTAAACGGGTGAAATAAGCATAATCTTTGCCTTGGCCTCCAGGGGTTGTTCTAGGGTCGCCATATGCCCCAATCTTTGAACGCCACTGATTGACCATAAGCCCAATGAATGGGCGTTCGGCGTGAACTAAACTTCTACGTGACGCCTTACCAATCTTTCTCCAAAACTTATTAAGTCCAAGGGCAGCACGACCTACCGTTGCCTCGCCCATTTCTTTCTCATCTTCTGCGTTAGGAACGAGGGCAGGAAGGCTATCAATAACAATGCAATCCACATCCTTGGTTTGAACGATTTCAACAACGGCATCTAAAGCCTCCTCTAATCTGTTATCTGCTATGACGTATACACGGGAGGTATCTACCCCACACATTTCTGCATATGATGGCACCCATTGTTCAGCGGCTACCCACACGGTTGTGAAATCAGGGTCGCGCTTTTGATTGGCTGCAATAGTTTTAAGGGCAATAGCAGTTTTGCCGTTACTAGCTTCCCCAACTAATTCATGCCATTGATTGACTGGCCAACCTCCACCAAGTGCACAATCTAATGCAAGGGAGCCTGTTGGAAACCTTGCTGCTACATCTTTTCTAACATCAGAAGCTTTAACAATTGTGTCATCGCCTAGTTTTTTATTAATGCCGTTAATTGCTTTTAGTAATGCTCCTGATGTTTTCATTATTCAATACGTCCAATGATTCCTTGTGGATTCCAACCGCCCGTTGGCACTTGTACTGCTGCTTGAGTTGGACCTGTTGCTTGTGGTCCGCCTGTAATTCCCTTACCAACACCGCTGCCTGATTGTTGAATTGGGTAACCACAATCGTAACAACGTGGACGGGACTCAGTGGTTCCGCCATAGTTACCGCTACCGCAACCAGGACAACGAGATGATTGTTGTTGTGATGGTATGAACGGTGGTTGTTGTGTTGGAACTGGCTGTGATTGTGGCATCTGATATTGCGGTGATGCCTGTGCTGGTGCTGATGTGGTGGTTGGCTGACCACCGAGTTTGCTTGCCCACCAATTAGAGCTCATCTTGTTCCTTTGTTTGTAGTACGGGTCCTGGAAGGAATAATCCTACATGAAAGCCTACGGATAACGTAAATAACGCTGCTGCAAAACCTATTTGGTCAAAAAACTCTGCGTTCTCAGCCCTAACCTCTCTTAAGGAAACAATCTCCTCGTCGGTTACGTCAGGGAAATGGTCTCTTAGGTGAGTTTCAAAGTACTCATCTTGTATTTTATTAATAACAGTTCCGCTTATCTCAGCCATCATTTTTATAAAAGGTTCATAGTTTTCTACTAGGCTCATGCGAATATCGCTATCTTGTTTTTCTTTTTCAGAACCTTCTTCACTAATATATGGAAGCGCTAAACGGTTTGCCAATTCTTCTGGGTTTGCAACGTCTAAATCGTATAGGTACCACCGCATTAAAGTAGTACCCGCAAGAAATTCAGTTTCTGGAGCGTTTTCTAAATCAAACAAAGGCTCTTGGTCTTTTTTCTTTTTAAACCAATCAAATAAACGACTCATTTTGCCTCTCCCCAACGGTCAACAACGGTGATGTCTGCAATTAAAGGAATCTTTAACATGTGAATATCCTCCATAGCATCTCTAATTGCTTTAACGGTTACATCGGTCAGGTGTTCTGGAGTCATAGTAACAAGTTCGTCGTGAACGGTAAGAAGCAGTCTAGCTTCTTTGGGAATCATTTTATGTGCCCTGACCATGGCAATTTTCATGATGTCGGCTGCAGTGCCTTGGATAACGGTGTTAAACGCTTGGCGCTCTGCTGTGCCTTGACGGTCTCGGTCCCTTGAAACTATGTCTGGAAGGTAACGACGGCGACCCGTGACGGTTGTAACGTAGCGGTTCTTCTTAGCTATACCGATAACCTTTAACTTGTAAAGGCCAATAGAAGAAAACTTCTCGGCAAAGTCAGACAACAGGTCACGTGCTTCTTTAAGCTTGCAACCAATGCTTCTTGCAATTTTATCTGGGCCTACACCGTAAGCCATAGCAAGAACCAAAGTCTTACCAGCGGCGCGGTTAACTCCCATCGTGTTAGCAACAGCAGTATAGATATCCTCTTTGTTTCTATATGCCTCTAACATAATTGGGTCACCTGACATAGACGCAATGATGCGTGGCTCAATCTGTGAGTAGTCTGCAACCACTAACTTGTATCCTTTGGGGGAAATAAACAGATTACGAATAGCCTTACCATGGGCGGTAGCTGGGTTGGGAACATTCTGCAGATTAGGATTCTTACTAGAGAAACGTCCAGTTTCTGCGCCAATCTGCACAAAGTCGCAATGAATGCGTCCGTTAATAAGCAGACTTTCTCGTGTCTCTATCTTAGAAGTACCGTTAACTGTCTTAGTAACATCCCCGCCTAAGTAAGGAATCACGTAGGTAGTCATCAACTTATTTAAATCTGCGTACTCCACAAGTAACTTAGCAAGTGGGTCTTTGCCAGCGTTCTCAGCAAGTGCTTCTGCTGAGGTGGAGTAATCTGTGTAAACAATCTCTTGCTCTGAATTCATCTTTTTATCTTTACCTTTAACGGTCATGATTGATGTCTTCAGTCCTCGACCACCCTCTGCCTTAGGCTTGTATAACAAAGCTTGACGCTCTGGAATTGAGTTAATATTAAAATGACGGCCAGCTGCTTTATAAATCTCAGCACGCTTTAAGTCAATGTCAATCTCTAACTGGTCGTGTAAAAGCTTTAAAGAGACTTGGTCAATAAGTGCGCCAGTTAACTTCATGTCGCAAAGAACGCGTAAGACATCCATCTCTAGTGCCATTACTTTAGTAACTTTAGCCTCTTCCAGTTTTGGTATTAGTTTCTTCCACAGTTCCCATGTGTACTTTGCATCTAAATACGCGTACTTTTGAACCTCAGAAAAAGAAAACTTATTAATAGCTTTACCAACGCCCTTAACCATTTCGTACCCTAACTCCCGCTTAAGGCACTCGTCTAAACTACAACGTCCCTTGTTGCGGTTGTCATAAATAAAAGAAGCAACCATGGTGTCAAAATAAGGCCCTACTGGAACCTCACCGCCAAAGTATTTAGTTACAGAGCAAAGGTCAAAGATTAAATTGTGACCAATAGTTAAAATGTCTTCGTTAAAAAATAAAGGTTTTAATGCGTTAAAAACTTCTGCGGGAAAAAGCTGCGCAGGTGGCTCACTAAAAAGTTTAGTTGCTAACTTATCGCTTACTGAATAATCACTTGGTCGTGCAGGTAATCCAGCATCCACTCTCTTTTGTCCCTGACCAGTTAATGGGCGTAAAGTTTCTATGTACTCACCGTTTGGATGCCCCATTGGAATAACATCTGTACGACCGTAAGTAGATAAAGTAATCCATACAACGGTATTGATTGGGGTCAGCAGGGCGTCTTCACCCATTGTCTCAATGTCAAATGCAAAAGCATCTTGTGTTAGGTAATAAGAAACCATTTCATTTAAGGCTTCTTTTGTAAGAATTAATGCCACGTCTATTTCCCCTTAATAGACTGAAGAGGCTTCAAGAAAGGGGATAACCGAAGCCTCTTCAGTATTCTCTATTATACGTTAACTACCGAGCTGTTCTTGTGCAATCTCAAGAAGTTCTGCATACGGTGTTTCGCGGTAAAGCGAAGCCTCGAATGGTGTTGCGGTAGCAACGAAGGCCTCACAATCGGTCTCGTTTAACGGAGCCCAATCTTCTGAGAGGTCACGGGCTTTAATAGCCTGCATGTGGTAAACGGTTGTTTGCATCTTGCCAGTGCGTGAAATTGACCAGTAGTTCTTTGTTAGAGGACCCTGTGGTGAGAAGTGGGCAAGGTGTAGGTTCTTATAGAAACGTGGTGTTGCGACAAGAATCTGGCGCTGTGGACCACCTTCTGCAGAAAAATTAACAACAGAAAATGCTTTCTTATCTTCTGGCTTATGGTGTAGAACTGAGCAAAGTGGGCAGTTAGTCTGACCATTTGTGTTTAGGCAAAGGTAAGACTTTTTGCCAGGCTTTCCTGCTAAGAAGTGCAACTTGAATAC